ATTCCTTTACGCTTGTCGATAAATAAGTGATCCACGAACTGCACCAGATGCGTTGCAATTTGTATATGAAGCAGTGCCGCCGATTGCCGTATAAATTCTTGCGCTTGATGTAGAAGTATTGGAAACGGATAACGCCCCAAGAAGAACAAAATTAAAAAAACTTGAATTTGCTGTATCGATGTTTCCGCCAACACCTTCCCCGCCAGTTGATGTAAATGGTATTCCACCAATTTCAACAGTTGATGCGTCTGCTGACGATGTTGCAACTACTATGTTGTAAGTGCAATAAATAAACGACCCGACTTTTACATATTTCCCCGCCTGCGATGTATACGTAATTCCAGTTCCATTTATTAACGTAGGTGTCCAAGTACCTTCTTCATAATCATCAAGCAATTCGCTAGTCATACCAGGAGCAGATGGATCGCCAGAAAAGTCAATGCCTTTGCCTGCGGTGCTAATAGTTACGTTGCCTGTACTTAGATTTACGTCGCCTACCAGAGTGGGTGTTGTAATGCTTGGGCTAGTTGAAAAAACCAAGTTTGTGCTAGTTGTGCCAGTTGCGCCTGATGCTGTGTAGCCAGTGATGTTGTTGAACGATGTAATACTGGCAGTAGAAGCGTTTGTGCCGCCGTTAGCTATTGGCAACGTGCCACTAACGTGCGTTGTAAGCCCAATCTTTCCGTAACTTGGGGCAACACCAACACCGCCCGAAATAAGCGCATTACCAGTAGCTATGTCAGCAAGTTTTGCAAGAGTTGTAGTGGTATCTGCGTATAACAAATCGCCAACAGCATAAGACGTTTGACCGGTGCCGCCTTTTGTTGCTAATATAGTGCTAAGCCCAGGGTTTAAATCTGAAATAGCAACTTTGACTGTTGCACTGCTTTGAACAATTGGCAAAACTTCCGTCCCCGCAACTGTAGCTGCGGAGGTTAGCGCGGAAATTTTGCTGTTTGACATTTACGTAAAGCTAACTTCAATTAATGAATTAAGAGGGGGCGCTTCAGAAAAAACTAAAGCGCCGCCAGCTAATGAATAAGTATTTTTTTGTTGGTACACACCGTTGATATACACATTTGTTGTGTTTTCATTTATTGGTGTTGCCCCAAGTGCAAAAGATGTTTGTGATCCAGTCCCAGTAGAATTGTAAATAGTTGGTGTACCCGCGCCAATTCCAGTTATGTTGTCGTATGTTGCAATAAGCACATCCGCAGATGTATTTAAAATAAATTTATATGGCGGTGAATTTATCCAAATCTCACCCCCAGGCACTCGGCCTGCGGAATCCAAAATGATTGGGTTGGTATGCGCTGTTACACCGCTAGAAGATGTATATGTGACTTGAGGTGTGGTTGTACCGGCAGCATAGGTGTAGAGCTTGCCGCCAGTTAAAGGAACACCGTTGTTGGTAAAGAATTGGGCCGCTACGCCGCCCACGGGGGAGAGAAAGACGGCCATGATTAACCCTTATTCGTATGCGACAGTAAAGGCCGCAGAAGTACCCGCAAGCACTATGTACAGACCTTTGTTGAAGAACAAACCCGCAGGAAAGTTCAAGTAGGTTGTGCCTGCGCTTACAGAAAACGTATCTGAAATCTTAGGGTCGCTGGTACTCTTAGCGCCTGAGTCATAGATTGTCAAAGTGCCGCTTGAAGATGCCGATACGAAGATACCGAACAGTTTGCCAGCCCCAACTTTGACTTGTGTCGTTGCAGCGGCTTGGGTGTAATTTGCCATGATGTTTCCTTATGCTAAGAAGCGAAGCTTGTACAGAGTCGAAAGATACAGCTCAACGATATTATCAATCAATTGCTGCAATGATGAATCAGATTTGTCCACTACTTCATAGCGGCATTTTTCAATATCATCCAATTGCCCTTGCAGGAAATCAATAATATTGGATGTCTTGGTAGCTGAATGCAATGTGATTGGCCCCATCAAGCCATGACGGCCTTGGTAGGCTTCAGCAAACGCATCAGCGTGGTCAATGATGCTGTCATAAAACGTGTTGAGTGCCACGTGCTTAGAGTAGCTACGGGTGTTGAGGTGGACGCTATGCGCCACATCACGGGCTAGGAATAGCATTCCTACAAAATCAGCGGCCTTGTACATCATTGGGGCATTCCTTGTGGTGGCATCATTTCGCCTTCCGGCATCATCTCTTGCTGGTCACGGCCAGGCATTTCATTGACCATATTTTGCGATTCCATTGCCGCAGCGACTACGCCCATAGCAATGTCTTGAATCTGTTGCTCGGTCATGCCAGCCTGCACCGCAGCAATCCGCTTGGTTTCGGCTTCGTACAGCTTGACTTGGGCTTCAAAATCTTTGCGCTCCATGTCTTGCACTTCGATAGACTTGCCGACATTTTGGATCATCTGGTGCATCTGCTCCATCTCTTGACCCATCGCTTGCATCTGCTGCTCAGCCATTTGCAGCTCTGGTGACTTGTCGCCGTCTTCCATCAACTTGGGATCAATGGTCTTGGCAAAACGTTTGGCCATCTCTTGGGCACCAGGCCAGTCCATGTTCTTGACAAACAAGTCGCCAGCTACAGCCCACAGGCTTGGGTTGCCTTGCAACAGTTGAGCCATTGCTTCCAAGGCTTCTTGGCGCTTGGTTGCGTACCCTGGGCCAGTCGCCACCACCACGTCGTACTTGCCGACGTTGGGGTTGTAAATCTTGTCGATCACGATGTCATCTTGCATGATCTTCTTGACCGGCTCTTGCTGCATTGGGTCAATCTTGACCATGCTGGTTTCGCCATCCAAGCCAATGATGCGAGCCACACGCTGGGTGTCATAAATCTTAGGGATCAAGTCCACTAGCTGGCGCACAATGTGACGCACACCACGGGCCAAGTTGTCGCCGTAGTGGTATGTGCCCACGTCGCCTTCACGCTGACGCGCAAGAATTGCTTTGCCGCTTCTCTCATTGGACGACATGCCCAAAGATGCGTTGTATTGGCCAGTAGATGCCTTGATGTCCTCAGACGCGCCTGCCTTGGCCTGCAACAGACCGCTGGAGGCCATTGGAGGTTGCGCCCGCTGGGGTAGCGGCAGTGTGGCTCCCGCGCCGTCTGTAACGTCTGGATTGACTTCCAAATACGGCCAGTTGGTCGTGTTTGCTGTCTTCCACTGGTTCTCATAGCCTTCAAACTGGCCACCATAGCCAATAAATGGCGCTTTGGGAGCCAAAGCCAACATTTCTGCCTCTTGGCTCACCCAATAGTTGTACATACGCTGGGCATCTTTGGCGTTACGCACCAAGCCCGACACGTACAAGCGGCCATCGACTTCAAATTCATTGCCGACGATGCGTACTACGGGGATGTATTTCCCCGCCCACTCACGCTCTTCAAGAATTTCATAGCCGTTAATCTTGCAGTATTTAATCTTGACACGATCCGATTCACGAGTTCTTTTAGGTTTGCCATAAATTGCTTTCAGTTGTTTGTCCTCTGGGGTGCCGTCAAACGCGGTCACGTTGCCAGGGTACAGGTTAAGCGTTGCTTTGTCGTAATCTACATAGTAGTAGTCAGCAACGCGGATGGTGTCTTCCATAAGCCATTGGCTTAGATTTTGGTCACCAACACCCAGCGTTTGCAAGGTGGTAATGGGCGCAGAGTCGGGGTACATCCGCTGATATTCGTCTTTGGTGATGTCTTCAGTAATGAAGCACCACTTGGCGTCTGCACCAGTTGGGTCTTGGATTGTTGGATCCATGTAGACGCTAAATGAGTTGCGTACACGGCCAATCTTGATGTCTTGATCGAACGTGTTTTCGTCGCAGTATTCGGTCAGGATGCGGATGTAACCTTCGCCGTAGGAGACTTGATTTTCACAGGCCGTGTCGTAAGCGACATCTGCGTCGGAGATGTATTCAATGTGTCTGACCATTCCATTGAAGATTTCTGCAACTTCAACGTCTGCGTGGTCGTCGGCAGGAATAACTTTGCCACTTGGGCGGTTTTGTCTTTGGTCATTGGTCACCTGCCTTACGTGCTGGGGTAACTTGTTAACTGTCAAACACGGTCTTGCATTGATCGTTTGCCCTTGCACCGCGCCACGGGTGGCGAGCACATCTGCTGGCCATTGCCAACGGTTGTCGGGTGAGCCAGCGTAGAACTTCAGATCGTCAATTTCATCTTCGCGGGACTCAGACAACGCGCCAATGGCCATGTCCAAACGCGAGCGAGCGGTTGCTAAGACACTAGACGATGAGTCCTTGTCCTTGCCACCGTTGGCCACAGCACCGGCTGCGGCGATGCCTGTGTAATCAGCCATTATTTTTTCTTCTTTTCTGCTTCGCGCTTGACAGCGTAAGCAATTGCCACGGCCTGTTTGACGGGCTTACCAGCTTTAACTTCCGCTTTAATGTTCTTGCGGAAGGCTTCGGGTGTTTTTGATTTAACGAGTGGCATGTTATTTCTTCTTTGCAGTTTTAGCTGACTCTTTAAACGCCTTGGCAGTCGGCGCACCTTCAGCGCCTGGCTTTCTCATCTTCTCTTTACTGCCAGCAGCGATACGCTCGCGCTTGGCGTGAATGTTGGCATAAAGTCCAGGTTTGGTGGCCATGATCAGCACTTCCATCTTTTAAGAGCTGCTTTAGCACGTTCGCCATCTTTGGCGTTGGCTGCTACAGCGCCCATTCTTGCACAAAATGAATCTTTACGGCCTTGGTCTGCCTTGGTCTTAGGGTTTGGTGCTGGCGCTTTAAGGTTAGAACCCGTTGCCGCATTGTACTTCTCACGTCCTTTGGCAGTCAAACCAGCGCCCTTAGATGTGGGTAGCTTCTCGCCTCGACCTACTGACAGAGATACTTTTTTCATGATCCCATCCATGATGCGTTGACCCCACTACCCTGCATGTTCACGCGGCGGGTTGGCTCAACATATTGCCGATGTGCTACAGGAAATGCAAATGTAACAGCAATTGCGTCGGCGGCGTCTGGTGACGCCAGCCCACGCGATTTCATGTCTTTTTTGCTTTCCAAAAAAATTGTTCCACGTGAATCAGGCTTCATCATAGGTGAAATCAAATCGGTTTTCAAGAACCTGTCGTTTGGAATCGCCGCCGTCTTCAGCCACTCCCTCATGTCGCCCCACATCTGAGCACGCATATTGCCGTACATGATCGGGTTCTTGGCCTTGTTTCCAAAGTTCACGCCCTTGATCTTGTACCGCTGCTCTTTGAGCCGATCCACAATCCCAGCACCCAGCCCACCCTCGTCGATCACCACCAACGTGGGCTTAAATTCCTCAATCGCCTCAATCACGTGCCCCACCACCGTCATGGTGTCGTCGCCCCTGTGGCGCATGATCTTCACAATATCCCTTCCCTGCCGCACCGCGATGACGGTCGCATCCGCTCCAAACCGTGCGGGGTCTACGCCAATCACAATCGGGGCTGACTGATCCTGATATTTCGTCCGTTTCATGGCGTCGTCCACAATATCCGCCCCAATGAACTGATCATCTCCCGCGTTGGGGAACTGACCGTACACCTCGACGTGCGCTTGCGCTGAGTCTGGCCCATATTCGTCAATGATGCGCTGATAAACCGCCTTGTCGGTGCCTTCGACCGTGCGGGCGTCCACGACGCGGGTCTTCCAAAAGTCCCGTTTGGAGTGGAATGCCTCGTAAAAGTACCCCGTATTGCGCCGTGGGTTACTAAAAGCCATCCAGAAGCGGTTTGGCGTGTTTTCTGTAAAGAAACCACCCGTCACCGCCCAGATTGAGTCGTCAATACCTGACGCCTCGTCAAAAATCACCAAAACACCGTCAAAGTTGTGTACGCCAGCGTACGCGTCGGGGTTCTCCGCTGACCACAACCGCCCTTCCACGCCCCAGTAGCGGGTGCCCTTCTTCAAATCCCGTTCGACCAGCTCAGTCAACCACTTGGCGGGCATCACGCGGGTGGCTGAGACTTCAAACCAGTGCGAGTTGATCGACATCGCTAGCCATTTTGTGATCTCGGCCCAAGTGATTGACCTGAGCTGGCTTTCTGAGTTGGCCGACACTATGGTCGTCGAGCCGATTCTTGTGGCCACCATCCAAATGACTAGCCAACTAACCAATGCCGACTTACCAATACCACGGCCAGACGAGATTGCCTCTTGCAATACGTCAAAGTCCAGCTTGCCTTGGTTGATCTTAATGTGCTCGGCCACGTCTAGCAGCACCTCGCGCTGCCATTTGCGTGGGCCAGAGAAGTTTTCTAGCGGTGTGCCTTTAACTTGCCACGGAAACGCAAACATTACAAACGCCAGCGGGTTGTCCTTAATGGCCGGACTCCAGAGTCTGGCCATTAATTCCTGTTCGTCTTCAGCGCTGTAGATGGTGTTCTGCATGTGTCTCTTGTTCTAACCTTGGACTGGGCTCATTAGCAATCACATCGATAACCCGCGACTCCGCTTGACGCAGCGCGCCGATGATGGATATGCGCTGATCGACATCTATGCTGATGGATTGCTTGGCCACCCAGCCGTGTGAGTGTTGCAGGATCGCCAGCGCCGCCTTGGCGTCGCCTTCGGTCGCTGCTTTGTGCAGACACTGGGACATCTCCAACTCGCCGTCGGCTTTGCCTTTGAGCGCAGCCATGTCCGCGATGGGGTCTAGCTCGCACAGTTGCCTGTACTCGGTTGGCAACATGCCGGAAGCCAACGCCAATGCGTCGCCTTTGAGGCCGAGCTTGGCGGCTTCGTAAATCTTGTTCAAGCGCGCTTCGGTCGCAACGATCTTGCGCGGCTCAAAAGGTAGGCTGTGAAACGTCATGTGCGGAATATACCAAACGTGGGTCATGTGGGTCATATTTTTAAAAATTAAAATTAAAAAAAATTGTTTGTAAACCCTTCGTCACCGTGACCCATCGGCCACCGGCCCTCCCCCCTCCCCCCTCGGTTTCTTACACCATCCTTACAGCACTAAGTTAGTGAGTGCTAACTAACATCTACAAGTTAGTGGCCGCTAACTTAAGCGAAGTGAGTGCATACTAACTTAGCCTGGCAAAGTGAGTGCATACTAACTTGGCCATGTTAGTGAGTGCTAACTTAGCTAAGTTAGTGGCCACTAACCTATGGCCATATACTTATCAAAAGCATAATGTAGGCAATGTAGGCAATGTTGTCATCCGTTTTTAGTCGCTGGCCAAACGTGATCCCATACCTATCTACTAGCTATTAAGTATTACACATATTAATTTTTCAAGATAATTCAAACCAATGACAATTTGACCTACAAAATAGGTTTTAGCCAGTATCTATATGCTTTTTTTGTAGGTCATTTGAGACCCGTGCAAATTGCCCACAAATTGCCCAACTTGCCTACAATTATTTGCAATTACTAAGGGTTAACCCTCGAAAATAGTCTGACAGAAAACTTACACCTATTTGTAAGTAATTCCTTTACATAGGGTTTTTGGTCGACATCGTAAGTTATTGTTTTACAAGACTATTTCAAAAGCTGGCACGATTCTATTATGTATATATGTGTAAGCCCCGTAAATTTCAGTCAACTCAACTAAACGAAAGTCAAAAAATGATAACTCTTCAATTCAACACCGGCCGCGAATATTCCGCGCATGGCCAGCGCGTCATCGCGACGTTATTAGACACTGGCAACATCATTTTGGTCGATCTAGATCGGCATATTGATCTCATGTTGCTGGCCGGTGTCGGTTTCAATCAACGCGAAATTATGCAGGCTTATGACCATGCATGGACGACATTTCCCGAAAAGATCAATATGTCGTATAGCGAGTATTACGATATCGTCCGCGAGCTCCGCGAGCTGACCAGCGCTTAAATTCTCACAATCAACTAAACGAAAGTAAAACCATGCAAGTACATCTCACACCCAAAAGCGCCAACGCTAAAACCGGCCCCATACCGGTATCGACCACCGAGAGCGCCAGCTGCCCCGACGATTGCACTATGAAAAAAGAATGCTACGCGAAAAGCGGCCCATTAGCTTTACACTGGGCTGCAGTCAGTGCCGGCACGCGTGGCACGTCATGGGGCCAATTTTGCGACATGGTCGCGGCCATGCCGGCCGGCCAGCTATGGCGGCACAATCAAGCTGGGGATCTGCCCCAAATTGACGGCACAATCGACGCGGTAAAGCTTGGCCAGCTGGTCGCGGCTAATGCCGGCCGTCGCGGGTTTACATACTCACACCACCGCGACGCGGCCAGCATTGCATGGATACGTCATGCTAATCAATGGGGCTTTACCGTCAATTTATCGGCCAATGACCTAAACGACGCGGACATGCTGGCCGGCCACAATGCCGGCCCCGTCGTCGTCGTTTTGCCCAGCACTCAAACCACCAACACCACCACACCGGCCGGCCGGACCGTCGTTATATGTCCGGCCACCCAGCGCGACGATGTGAGCTGCGCGACATGCCAGCTCTGCCAGCGCCAGCGCGCGGCCATTGTGGGTTTCCCAGCTCACGGCACCAAAAAGCGCGTCATAGATATCAAACTGGCCGCATAAGAGGTAAACCATGCAAAATATTTTCCCAAAATTTGACAATCACGCGGCCGTTGATTGTTTCCATTGTGACGCGTCAATTGGCCACGAAAAGCCATTATTTTATGGTTTCCCGCGTGGCGCATACGGCATGTGGTGCAACACGTGCAAGCTCCGCACGTACTATGACACGGCCGACACGTCAATAAAATTTGACAAAAAGGGTGATCCGCTGCCCGCGACGTGCGATTGTGGGTGTACGGTGCCGCGCGACCTATGGGACACGTCCGACGGTTGGCCACGGTGCCCCGATTGTCAATACATTTGATTTTCAGTGCATGGCCATATGGTGGCCATGCGCGGACAATCCCGTCCGGTTTAGTAAAGTAAAGGTAAAACCATGGATATCATAGACAAAACAAATTTGGCCAGCGCGTATGCGGCCGCATGGCTGGCCGTCAAAAATCGACCCGCGACCGTAACGGTTGACCCGCATGGCTGGTTTACAGTTAATAAGGGCTTAGGCACCCCCCAGCGCGTACGCGCCAGCGCGTTGATTAAAGGGCTGGCCGTGTTGACGTCGCGCATGGTCGAGAGGGTCGCAGCATGACAATCAAAACCATGATCGCAAAATATAAGGGCACGTGCGCGCGCACCGGCGCGCCTATTCGACCAGGGGATGAAATAGCATTCGACACGGCCACGCGTAAGGCATGGATCACGGACGAAGATGATCGGCCACGCGGCCGGTATGTATCTGATGTATTTCAGATAGGTGGCCATGAGTACTACCAAAATAAAAACGGCCGGTGTATCGACGCGCCATGTTGTGGGTGTTGCACATGACGTATTACAAAACAAAGGCCGCTGCCCAGGCACTGGCCGATGAACTAACTCTACAGGATCGCGACGCATGGCGATATGAGGTACACGGGGCCGCACGTGGTTTCTACGTCGCGGTATTTGATGATGATGGCCATTTTTTGGGGAACTTATGATCTACACAATTGTTTATTTGGCTGCACTGGCCGTGCTGGTGCTTGATTTATTTATTTGGAGAATTTAAACATGAGAACGATTATTTTGGGAACTACACGCTATACCGTGCGCGATGATCGCACCGACATTATGGCCGCGCACGCTAAGTGCACCGGCAAGCATAAGCTCGTTAAGTCTAAGGGCGCCGAAAAGCGCTTTTATCCGGTCTATTGGAACGGCGACTCGACGGCCGAATACGTGGCCGAATACGAGCGATTAAACAAAAAAATTATGCCTTGGGACTGGGCCCAGCTGCGCGCCGAGCCCTGCCTACTGCCAGTAGGTGAGGATAGTATGTGGGAGGAGGCCGAATGATGCACCCAATATTTGCACAGGCGCTGGCGCCATGGACCCCACCACCGGCACCCACACCGGCCCAGCTGGTAACCCGCGCGCTTATTCTAGGGCTTACTGCGCCGGACGCTGAGAGGGCTCAGCAATGCGCCGACATGGCCGAGCACTGGGCCCAAGGGCTCACGGATGCCGAGGTGGAGCGGTGCAAAGCGGAGGCCATGCAATATGTCTAATTTGACGGACTT